TTAAGCGACGAATACATTACCGCAAAAATAACTGGCAACTTTACAATATCATCGACCAAATTTTATACGTGGGTTGAAGTTCGTCCGCTTAAAAACGGCAATGGATTTGAGGTTCCGACTGGCGCAAAAGCTGGAACAAGTACCGACAATTACGCAATTGAGATGAATAAATCGGCTACTGTACCGACAGATACGTTTGTTCGATTGAGGCCGCGTGGCATAGCTGATACGTCGCTCTTGTCTGGTTCTGGTTGCGTGGTGAATCTTTGGGAATTTGATTATTCCGCCGCCACAACTGGAACAACAACAACTTGTTCTGTTTTAACCCTTGATTATGTTAGCGCAATTAATTGCGTCGATGGCACGATTACGCCGGTATACACGACTATTTGCATACCTTGCGCCTACTATTGCACAACTACAACGACCAGCACAACGACAACCACGACAAGCACTGCGGCACCAACGACGACTAGCACGACCTCCACGGGAGGCATGTACTGATGAGTACGATGCCTCCAACGACCTCGAGCTCGTCAAGTAGTAGCTCGTCCTCGAGCTCCTCGAGCTCATCATCAAGCTCGACCAGCTCGACCACGTCATCGACGACCTCGAGCACGACCAGCACAACGACGACCGGGCCACCTGGGTGTAGCGGATGTACATGGAGCTGGTCGCAGGGCGAGATGGGCGTCCCTGATCATTGGATATTTCTTTTTTCCGATTGCACAAGTCCGGGTTGTTATTGTCCACCTCCGCCATCTTTTTCAGGCTCATCTCAAGGTCAGGAAGTAACGCTGCCGTGCCAAGATACTCCGGCCACAACGACTACGACAACGACAACCAGCACAACTACGACTACAACTAGCACTGCGCCGCCGACCACGACAACAACGACCAGCACGGGCACCACGACATCATCGACCACGACTAGCAGCACATCATCGACCACGACAACAACCACAACCGAGCAACCCTGCACTGGCTCATGCACGTGGCAATGGCGCGCAGATCTTTCAAAATGGATCAAAGTCTCTGGCGGTAACGGCACGTGCTCGACGGGGTGTTCGTGCTCGTATCCTGCCAGCAATGGCACTACGGATGGGGAGATAGCGACGCCAGCTTGCAAACGGCTGACGTGCACGAAGTGCTGCGGCGTTGATGATTGCTGCCCATGGTGTTGCCAAATACCAAAAAAATTGTATGTGACATTGACCGATCCTAATGGAGTTATGCCTTGTATTGATGGAATATCAGTGGAATTAAATTATTATACTAGTGGTGGGAATTATCATATTTGGTCAATGAGTGATGATTATTTGGCACCTAATGGCAAAAAATTATTATGCACAAATGTTGTTTCGTATTCTCGTTATTTTGGACCTATTGGCAGCGCTCCTGATTGCAACGCAACAAAAAAAACTGATTGCAATAGTAATTTATATTTAGGATTTAATTTACAATTATATTCTGAAAAAGCCCCTTCTGGTTACCCTGTTCCATTTAAATTTTGTCAAATAAGTTATTCTGTTGGATTTTATACGGATCATAAAAAATCATTATATAACGGTTCAGGATGCGATGACTCTTTATGTATTTTTGAATTTCCAATAGGAAGCAGGCACACAAGCAGTGTTGGCGACATTCTTTTGGCGTCTCATTATTTTGATGACAAGGCAAATACTGTTACATCACAATGCAATCCTTTTGTTATGAATGTTGCAACAGATGCGTATGGATTAAATGGATTGCCAGTTTCAGTGTGCAAAACCGTAAATGAAAATTATCCATATTGTGACAATACTGCAGTTTATTATGGGGCAATAGCTGATGGAGTCATAAAAATGGTGGTTACGCAATGAAACCCTGCAACCACACACCATCGCGCGACGGATGCCGACTTTGCTGGCTCTACGACCACGACTCAAGATATCGCGTTCTCTGGGGCGGAGATCCGGCAACCGTGGCGACATCGGTCACGACTACGGGTGCGACTCCGCCAGCGCAAAACATTCAGCCAACCGCCGAACAGCTTGAAGTATTGCGTAAAATTAAATTGCTTATGGTCAATCCATGCAAAAATCTAGGCAATCCACTCGAGGATAAACCGTCTTGCGGATGCGGCGGAACGCTAGCCATTAAGCACGCATGCGCCATTCATGGCGAATGCAGGATCTCGGCAAGGGATAAATCCCTACAAAATTGTATAGACTGCAATGATTATCAGTCACGAGAACAACAATGAAATTGACGATAGGCATGGCCAATTGGGATGATCCGGAAGGCGCATGGTGGACCTTGTCATCATTGCGAATGAATCACATTCAAGATTCATCCGTCGAATTGCTTGTCGTTGATGATATGCCCAAACCGCAATCAAAACTTCAGCACGTTTGCGCGTTGGCCAATGCCAGGTATGTGCATAGCGGACGCGCGCAAGGGCCAGCAAGGGCCAAAGATGCGGTATGGGAACACGCAAAAGGCGATTATGTGCTTTTGGTCGATTCGCATGTTTTACTCGCCACAAACACAATTAAATACCTTATGCACGGCATAGATACTAATGCCATTGGCAAGGATCTTTGGTGCGGCCCATTGCTCAACGAATCTGGCGGAATGGTTGCAACCGAACTGCTACCAGAATTACGCGGGCATTTTTTCGGCGTGTGGCACGTCAATACATCCCCTGATCCGGTTCGTGAAATTATCGCCCATGGATCCGCATATTCATTCATGCAACGATCGGAATACCCCGGATTTTCCAAGCATTTTAAAGGTTTTGCAGGCGAAGAAATTTACCTTCACGACAAGGTTAGGCGCAATGGCGGGAAGGTATTATTCCATCGGGCACTCGGTTGGTGCCATCGATTTGATCGATTTGGCCGACAAATAACATATGCGCTTACGCTCAATGACAAGATGCGCAATTACCTAATCGCTGGATATGAATGCGATTGGAACGTGCCTCAATTGCGTGAATATTTTGGCAAAGGACTTCCGCTCGATCAACGGCTAAACGTCGAGCGTGATGTGCTTGCCATTTATCCCGACATATTTACCCGTGACTATTCGCACATTCCACCAATCAAGGCGCATGATTGATGTTGCCAAAAGTTTCGTGTTTGTGCCCAACGTATGGCAGGCCTCAATGCCTGGAAGAGGCTATATTTTCGTTTCTGACGCAAGATTATCAGGGCGAAAAGGAATTGGTCATCCTAAACGATTTGGCTGATCAAACGCTGATTTTCGATCATCCAGACGTTAAAATTATCAACGTCAAAAATAGAATTGTCCCGCTAGGGCATAAGTTTAACGAAACAGCCAGGCATGCGACCGGTAGCGTTTTTGCCGTGTGGGAAGACGATGATATTTATTTACCTCATCGGTTAACCTATTCGGTTCAACGGCTCAACCAGCACGGCTTGTTTCACACAAACATTGCGTATTACGAACAAGAAGAGCGCAAGATTATTCCGGCTGGCAATTTGTTTCACTGCAATTTAATGCTAACAAATATTGCTTTTTGGGCGGTTGATGGTTACACGGTCAATGAGGATCGCGGCACAATCGATCTTGGATTGATGTCTCGATTGGCGCATCATTTTGGCCCATTCACGCAATCGATTCCGCAAGGCCATCAGTTCTATATTTATCGTTGGGGCACGTCTGGAGGCGGGTATCACGCTTCTGGTTGGGGCTCAGGCGACGTATCCGAACTAGCCAAACAAACAGTCAATAGCGCAATTCAAAACGGTACAATGCCACAAGGGGCGATCCAATTGGTTCCTCGATGGAAATACAACTATCTGGAGTATTTGCCTTGCGTGACATAACTAGAGGATTTTGGGACGCAAGAAATATTCCTAGCGATATTTTTGACCACATTGACACAATCTACGCGTTCGCTAAAGGCAAAAAGCACATAACAGAATTTGGATTTAGACAAGGCATTTCAACGTGGGGACTGCTGGCGGCTAGACCAGAACGACTTGTGTGCTATGACATTTTGCCGGTCGATACGCTCGAACATTCATACGCCGCCGAAACAGAAAAGATATCATTCACGTTCTGGCGCGCCGACGTGCTGGAATGCCCGATAGAACGCACAGATCTTATCATGATCGATACCTGGCATTCATACGCTCAATTGAGCGCCGAACTGGCAATGCACGCGCCACACGTCAATCCCGATGGTTATATCATCATGCACGATACCGAAACCTATGGCATGGTCGATGAACCACGTTATCCGCATGCGTCAGACAAGGCGATTCAGCAACCTAACAAAACTGGATTAAAACAAGCGATTGCTGATTTTTTGCAAAATGAAAGAAAAACATGGTCAATTTCCTTACAGGTTTTGCATTGTAATGGCCTAACGATATTGAAAAAAGCATCCGTGGTACAATAAAATGATGAATCAAATAGGAGAATACCATGGATCCAAACTGGATACAGACGGTTGGATTGCCTACCGCAAGCCTAGTCGCTATCGGATACGGCTTTTGGACCGCGTCGCAATGGATAGCTATGCATCTTGTTTTGCCGTTACGTGATCGACATTTTGAATTCTTGGATTCAATGTCCAAAACACTGAAAACCATAGCCGACACGCAAGAGGCGATGGCCGCTGAAATTGGCGCGATAGCACGCGCCACATTACCGAAAGATCCGCCGTCCAGAGCATGAGGCAATTATGACTGAGGCATGGTGGAAAACAGATCGTACCGATACTCATTGCCTTCGGATGAATATTGAGCACGGAAAAATAACAGACGGTCAACCACGCAGAGTATTATTGTTATCCGATATCCATTGGGATTCGTCACATTGTTTGCGTTTGCAATTGAAAAAAGTATTGGATGAGGCGTTGGCTAGCCAATCGCCTGTTTGCTTGTTTGGCGACATTTTTGACGCCATGCAAGGGAAATGGGATCCGCGCGCGTCATCCGATACATTGCGAGAAGAACATCGAGGCGGTAATTACCTTGACCTATTGGTCAATACTGCGATCGAATGGTTCAAGCCATACGTCTCAATTCTTGCGATTATGTCATACGGCAATCACGAAACCAGCGTTAAGAAACGGCATGAAGTTGACCTACTGCAAAGATTAGTTGGCGGCTTGCGGTCAGCCGGATCAAATGTTGAATGCGGTCCATACTGGGGATATGTCCTATTCCGCCATCGGTTTTGCGGTAACGATAAAAAAATGGCGCTGACTCGATTACATTACCATCATGGATATGGAGGCGGTGGAGAGGTCACACGCGGGCTAATTGACCATTCCCGCACGCGCGGTATGTATCAAGCCGATGTTTATGTTAGCGGGCATATTCATCGACATAATTCAGATTCAAACGTCATCCATCGATTAACCGAACACGGCAAAGTCGAACAAGCGCACCAGCTATTTTTGCGTTGTTCGGCGTGGAAAGACGAATCGGGCGATGGTTGGCATGTTGAGAAAGGCCGCGCGGCAAGGCCTGCTGGCGGTTGGTGGCTGGAATTTCAAGCCACAAAAACAAAAATGGACAAAAACAACTATAACGTGAATATGCGGGCAACAAGTACCTAGGAGTCTTTTATGCTATTTATTTTGTTATCGTTGTTGGTCCAATCGCCCAAAGTTGAGTTACCAGCAACGCTGAATGCGAAGCCTGGCAGATTGATTCAAATTACCGCCAAGACTGAACAGAAGGCGGTAAAATGGTTTTTGGCGTCTTCCGATGCGGATCTGATCGTGATGGAATCGACGAAAACCGCAATCTTTTCCGCAATGATTCCCGGCGATTATCGACTCATCGCATACACCGCCGCTGGCGACGTCCCTTCTGATCCGTCAATTTGCATCGTGACCGTTGGCAACATTGCGCCAATACCGCCGAACGATCCGCTGGCGGTTGCGCTGGAGAACATATGGGGAGCACTCCAAGAACCTGATTCCAAGACCAGCAAAGACGCGTTGATCGCAACCTATCGAGATGGTGCCACTTTGGTCGATGATCCGAAGATCGTTGATTTTGGGGCATTCCATGCGGCATTACTGGCCGCTCGACGCAAACGATTGGCCGATGACAAGTTGCTGACAATACGTGAACGAATTTCAACCGAATGGCAGACGTTGGGCGATGCGCCAGAAACCTTATTGACCAGCGAGATACGCGGCAAAATCCGTAACATCATGGCTAGGGTTGTTGCGGCATTAGAGAAATTATCATGAGTTATATTCCCGGTTGGGTTGACGATCCGGAGGCCGTGGGAGAGGTTGCGATGCTGCAACCTATGCCCATTTTTGGCATGACTCCGGCGGGAGGCGTGCCAGAATCCGAATTGCCAGCCGAAGTATTTTTGTGGAAAAACTATGAAAACAAAACCGGCAAGAAATGGCCTAGCCTTAGTCAAGGATCCATTGGATCATGCGTTGGTTTTGGCACGGTTTGCGCGATTGAAGCGACTCTTGCGGCGCAAAGTAATAGGGTTCCAAATTTGGTGCAGGAACAAATATACGGGGGTTCTCGAGTCGAGATTGGTAAAGGCCGCATCAAAAATGGCGATGGATCTGTCGGCGCATGGGCGGCGGAATGCGCGCGACAATATGGAGTAATCAATCGCGGAATTCATGGTAAATATGATCTAAGCGATTACTCTGTCAAGCGTTGCAAAGAATGGGGTAACACCGGCATACCTGATGATCTCGAGCCAAAATGCCGGGAACATCTTGTCGGCGCAATTACGTTAGTTCGAGACTGGGCGTCAGCGCGCAAGGCATTGGCCAGCGGTTATGGTATTGCGATATGCAGTAATCGAGGCTTTAAATCGGCGCGCGACAAGGACGGTTTTGCGGCCGCTAGTGGCGTGTGGAACCATTGCATGGCATTGATCGGGTATCAAACAAAAAGGCCTGGCGGGTTCATCATGAATTCGTGGGGGCCAGATTATAATAGCGGTCCTGTTGGCGCTGGCGATCCACCTAGCGGCGGCTTTTGGGCTGACGATTCAACGATTGACTATATGCTTAGGCAAGGCGACTCTTGGGCGTTTTCCAATGTTTCCGGTTTTCCTTCACGACTTGACTGGAGAATTTAATATGTTGATTCCTTATCCAACAGAGTTTCCGCGAGAAGCGTTGACGATCGTTCTGGACCTTGTGCGGGGCCAGCCGCTTGACGTGCCATCTAGCGCCCATGCGTGTTGGTGCGTTGCTGGCTATGCGCTTAACCAGACGTTGGGCGGCGGGCCGGTTGTGTCCGGTACGACTAGCGTTTTGGATGACGCCAGCGTAATCGAAATGGCGCTTGATTCGATCGAGCCTGGTCAAGTCTCGCAAGGACTGTTTCCGTGGGGGCTTGTGTTGTCGATCGTCTTGAAATTACTGGTCAAAAAATTCGGATCATAACACAATGATCAATTGGGGCGCGTTTTTCCTGTCGTCATCGACTCCACGGTCTCCACAATGGGAGACCGTGCGACGCAAATTTGTTGCTGGCAAAAAATGTGCTGGTTGCGAATCGACAACAACGCTCGAGGCTCACCATATTGTCCCGTTCGACGTGGATCCATCGAAAGAGCTTGAGCCAAACAACCTGATTTGCTTGTGTCGGGAATGTCATTTCCAGCTAGGTCATTTGCGTAACTGGAGCGCATTCAATCCATCGGTAATTGATGATTCTGCGGTATATTTGCAGCGTTTTCTTGAGTCTAGGTTAAGACTCAAGAGAAAAACTTGAAACTGTAAACCGCTACCAATTCACGACTTAGAACGATTTTAAAAAAATTGGCAAAATACCTCTTGCGTATTTGGGCGAAGTCGTGCATATTGATCTTGTCGCAACGACGCGACACGAAGAAAAGAAACGACAAGGGGATACGACAATGACAAAGATTGACAAAGCTACCGTTGAATTTAAAGCACTGGTTCAACGATACCTTGCTAGTTTTGCTGGCCAAAGTGATTATACAATTTTAAAGCGATGGGAAGCTGCTGCTCATTTTAAAACCGGTTCAATTTTGCACGCCGAAGCAATTTTTGAAGCGTCGTTAACTCATTATCCTGATCGGCACTGGAATCCATTATTTGCTTGGGACAACAACTAACCCACTGATGAGCCCCGGGGCGCCGGGGCGAAACCCTACGGGGTCTGGGACGCAACCACACGATGATAAGATAGGAGATAATGACAATGGCACAGATTATTAATGACATAGCCGCAGTGCTAAACTCACACGGCCAAAATTTTAGCGGCGGCGATGCAATGCACTATGCCGAAGATTGGAACGCGTATGGTTTTTCTGCCGACGATGTTAGCGCATGGTGCGCTGTTGGTGTTTGGGATGCTGGTTCCGCTAGCGATTGGACCATTGCCGGACTTACGCCGGAAAACGTCGTAGCGGCGGCAACATTGCTTTTGACCAATCACGACTCGGCAAATTATGCTGGCCATTGCCCAATCTATTCGGCTTGCAATGGCGATACCGATACCAGCGTTATTGTTGACGCGCACCGACTGATAGTCGGCTAACCCGATCACGGATGGCGGGGTCGTCCCGATGCAAGGCGTTCGTGAGCAAAGAGAACCATCACGATACGTCAGCGGCGGGGAATGTGGACATCGACTTCTTTGTGCGGTCTCGCCATCCGCGTTTTCTTTTTCATAAGCCGTGATTAATTCACGACTTACGGCAATTCCACGCAAATACTTAAAATACCACTTGCAATTATTTTTGATAACGTGCATATTGATCTTGTTGCAACTGAGCAACCGATGAAACGATAAGACTGGAGACGGGCAATGAACACCAAACGCGCAAAAGTCGGCGGCGAATTCGGGGCGAATGGCGAATGGTACGAAGGCGGCAAATTCATCAACACAGTACCAGAAAACATTAAGCGCATTGGTTCTGCTAAGTGCGGCCAAAGGAAATGGGAAATTGCCCCATACGTTTGGGAAATTGCTCCCGAATCAAATATGCGAAGCCTTTACCGCCAATTTGCTGGCGTGTTCGGGATTGTGATTGACGGCGTAGCGGTTGTAAAGTGTAGCCAACAAACGCTTAACTACTTTGGCAGGACAATTGAAGAAGTAAACGACATGATTCAAAGATGGAACGCCGGGCAGCGTTGGGAAACTATCAAGATTTGATAACCCACTGATGCGACCGTCTCCACCACTGCACTTACCAATCGAGTGCAGGACTGGAGCCGATCACAATGACCGGCTCAACGACGATAGGAGAACGATATGCCGATACCCGTTACTTTGGCTGACTTGCGCGCCGACGCGCAAATGCAGATCCAGCAGAAACTAGCCGAGGTTTCGCAATCCGCGCGTAGCCTGGCTGATCTGACGAGAGGTCAATATCTCGAGTCTGACGGCGCGCTAATGTATGCGCTCAACACAATCCAAAGAGAACTATCCGACGCGGTAGCGGCCGCAAGGATTCTAGCTTTTCTGCGGTATTGCCGGGAGGATGAATCAAATGATGATGCGCACGAATAAAAGAGAATGGAATACGGTATCCAGCGCACCGGCAAAGATCGACATATCGCACGGCCAAGAGCCGAAAAGCTTTTCCGGTCGATCAATGCACCACGTCCAAATAAAAATGCATAACGGGTTTGCACAACAGCGCGTCATGCAGGTTAACGAAGATTGCTGTTATTTTTCCGACCCAGTTGAGATCGATATTGAAATGTTTGAATCGATGTTTGACCTTATTCGATGCGTTAAGAGAAGGAGCTCAGACAATGCAGAATAATCCAGCCAGCGAGTTCAACCCGCGCGATCTTGACCACGAAATCCGCGCCGATGATTGCCGACAAACGCGCAAATTGATAAGCGCACAAAAAGACCTGCAAGATGCGCTGGAGGCATATATCGACGCTGAGACTAAACAGCAATACGTATGGATGAGAGAACGTAGCACAATGCGCAACCCGCATCCGGATTGCCGGTCAAAATGCCCGCTTAAAAATGAACTGCGTCGTGACACTACTGATTGCTTGTCTTGCGTTGGTTGCCGCAACCGTGCCAGCAATTTTCGCAATGCTCGGTGCCAAGACTTTGACGAAGCTTTACGCGTTGTGGCGGAAATGCGGGCAATGATCGACCTCGACGGCGAAGCGTTGCGAATTTGGGTTGCATTAAACGGCAACAATTCGCCGAAAACAAAACCAGCGGATCACGACATTAGACTGGATCCGCCAGTACCTACATTCATGGAGTGATCGTCTTATGATCCGTATAATTATTGTTGTGGCATGTTTGTTGACAGGATGCCAGGCTACGCGGGTAGCTGTTACAATTGCGGCTCCGATGAGCCGATTAACCGATGGTCAGATTCATTTGACCATCACACGATGAGAGGACATGACATGACGACGGACATACCATTCCGTCCGGGCCTGAGAGTTCATCGCCGAATCGGTGAATCGTTTGTGATTTTTGTGAAAGGCAAAGAGGATTTTGTTACCACGTTGACCTTAAAATTCGCATCAGGCGGAAAGGCCGTGCTTGAGATTAATGAGGGTAATGGGCCTGAGCTCGAGCATATGCGGATACATGAGGAGATCGTTTTTGGCGATGGCGAAGATGAATGCGTCATCGTTTTGGATAGTGCCGCTGGATCTCACGCCAGCTTTCGCGCGCTGGCTGGACCAGCGGTTAGGATTCGGCGCAACGAGGAAACGAGATGATACCAGGAATAACAAAAGGAAAAGCGGGTAAGCCGCCGCGCGTGCTAATCTATGGCACCGAAGGCATTGGCAAGAGCACGTTTGCCGCTGGTTGTCCAGAGCCAATATTTATTCCTACGGAGGATGGTATTGGTGAGATTGATTGTGCGCAGTTTCCGCTTGCAACGTCATACGATGATGTTGCAACTGCACTGAAGCAATTAAAAACTATGGACCACGATTATGAAACCGTGGTTATTGATTCGCTCGACTGGCTGGAACGATTGATTTTCGACAAGGTTTGCACGGAAAACAATGTCGATAACATTGAAAAAGCTGGCGGCGGATATGGCAAAGGATACATGCTCGCTGTTACGAAATGGCGGGAGTTATTGACAAGTCTCGACGTATTGCGCAACGATCGCAATATGGTCGTAATTCTGCTAGCGCATGCGAAGGTCGAGCGTTTTGAAGATCCGGAGAGCACGCCGTACGATAGGTACGCTCCACGGCTCCACAAACACGCTTGCGGCCTTGTATGTGAATGGACCGATGCGGTACTGTTTGCGACTCGACGTATGCGCGTCGAGGTCGATAACGGGGCCGGTTTTGGGCGCACCAGGGCGATCGCTCGCTCGATTGGTGCGGATGGCGGGGCTCGCATTCTCCGAACTGT